CGTTCATATAGCATTGTGTTAGGAAACTCGTTGCATATTTCTTGTGCAGTCTCCCAGCTCATTGACTTTGGCGGTATAACCAGTGTTACCAATTGCTCCATCCACTGCAAGTATATACTGATAGCAGTAACTGGATTGAAAGGATCTGCTGGAGAACTATATCCTCTTACAGGATCAAAGTCAACCTCAATATCAAAAAACGCAGTTTGCAACTTAGGTGCATCAATGCCTTTGTAGTTTTCTTCAAAGCATCTAAACACAGGATTAATATCTGATTCAAAGATATCTTTGCCTGATTGCATACGCAGTTCCTTACGAAACTCCTTATTGTTACGTGTTGAAAATCTACTGACAGGTTGTCCATAGATACTTTTATGCTTGCCTCTTGGGTCAGCATAGTAAAAACAGTATGAGGCAGGAAACTCTCGATACTCTCTCCTGCCATCTACACGTTCTACAACGTGTATTCTATCTTTCTCTCTGTCAAACAGTGCATCAACGTAACTCACAGATTATAAGGTCCTTCCAGCAGTTGTAAGTATCTCATCTAATAGTTCTTGGTCTTCTTTTTCAGCAGTATAACTTGCTTTGTGTGCAATACGTATTGCTTTCTTAAGCACACTTGGTTTGATTTGTAGTTCTTCAGCAATGCTTTTCACTGTGTCACTAAGTCCTTCATTAAGTGCTTCTACTTCGCTCATTACACCCATACCTTCGTTGATAATCTGTGTAAGTTTTGCTTTTTGTTCTGGGTCAAATTGGGTTGTCATGTAAATACTCCTTGTAATGTACACATTATATGCTAATTGTTAACAGGTGTCAACAACTATTTAGGTAATTGTGGCACTTTTAAAATCGTGGTAGCGATATCTCGATTCTAGGGCAGTACCCTCCCTAGCCTAAGTTTTTGGTCCTAAGGCTATTCTTTTACAACATCTTTGAAACTGCTTGTACTGAATCTCTTTTTGTTTAAACTTTCTATAGTCTCTAACGGTTTACGTTTGCTTGGACAAAATTTACATTGATCAATCACTTCGTCTATGTTATCTATGAACTGCTTACCTCGCTGTGCAAATTCTTCCACTGCTAAAGGTTCATAGCTGTGTAGTATTTTCCTATCTTCTTCGCTTATATCAAATTCCAGTTGTTTATCAAATTCTGGCATTATGCCAACTGGTCCACATTTGTACAACTTTGCATTGATAAAATGATGGCACATATGATGCACAAACGAACATTCATCATGTGCTTCTTGCGGGTCACTGTTTTGTAATACAAAACGATTGTTTAGTGGATCTTGTTGCACTGCGGCTTTGGTAAATTGATTTTCAATCCAATAGTGTACTCTTATGTCGTTTTCATCGACAAGGGCATAATCTGCACCTTTAGTAAGTTTATTTTCTTCTGGTATTTTCCCATCATATTTTTTTACAGTACCCTTTAAGAACTTGTAACCTTCTTCAAAGTGTCTATCTATGTCATTGGCATTGTGTACACTTACGCCTATCCAGTTGTTTCCAGTTTCTCCGTATGGCGATTTAAAAAACAGTGCATCGTACAATCCTTTTACATGATTAATACGTGTACCATTGCTGAGTATTTGAACTTTCTTCTTCCAAAGTCTGTTTATACCATTTATCCAACTTACTATGCTTGGATTTATCAAGGGCTCGCCACCGAGTATACAAATTCTTTGCAGGCGTATTTTTGTTGCCCATGCTTGGTAGGTTGCTTCATAGTCTTTCCATATTTGGTGACCTCTGAAGTTAAAGTTATTGAATCGATTACACTGTGGACATGCAATGTTGCACACATTTGTAATGTAAAACTCTATGTTAGGTACGTATGTGCGAGGATCATCAGGGTGATCATCTGGAAACCAGTCAGGATATCTCATCTTAGGCTGTTCTTTTCTAAATTGCGTGTAAGCGACAGTGTTTGCATAGCATCTTGGTCTTGGTAATCTTTGTGTATCCTTACAACACTTGGTGCAATATGATGTATATCTATATTAGTTGTTGTATGTATTTGATGATCAGCTGGTCTAAAACCATAAGTCTTACACTCTGAAATAATTTCTTTAGCCGCATGTGGTTTTATTATGTATCCGTAACCGCCAATTGAATATAATCCTCTTTCGTGTACATGTTTGCCATGCTTTTTCCTACCATGCAAACTCCATATTGTATCTTCTTTGGGCTGACTTGCTAGATCTTCATTGTATGTTTTTAAGTAAGGATCTAAACTGTCTAGTTTAAGTACGTCAGGAAAACGTTTAAGAACTTTATTTGGTAATGGACGTAGCATGTATGCATCATGTTCGAGTATCATGTAAGGCTCATTTGACTTAGCACACTCGTTCCACAAAAAATAATGACTAAGGAAACAACCAAGCACTCCGAGCCTGCCACCTTTCATTTTTGGCTTGTATTGACGGAGTCTTAATTCGGCAAGTATTTTGTGTGCATCTTCACCATGTATACCGTTGCTGATTTCCGCATCAATGCCAAAGTCTTTTGCACGTGCTATACACTTGGCACCCATTGTGCGTGATATCTTGCTACTTTGCAGTACTATTATTTTCGTTTTCAAGTGCAGTCTTCCAAATTTCAATCCATGAGTTTTTAAGTGCTTTATTCTCTTCTGTTTTATATGCACGTTTAGTAAACTTTTTTGTTTTACTAGTTTCTTGATACACTTCGTCATTGTTGTTGCCTGTGACTGCAAAATGATCATGGAAAATTTTACTTTTAATTCTTTTGTATGTTCCTACTTCATAGTTGATATCTTGAATCCATTGATCAACAGGATTTATACCAATCTGTCCGAAAGTATATTGCCATAAACTAGGCACACAAGGAAACAGTGTACTATCAGGCCGCTTGCCATTTGATTCCATACTGATTAAGCCTCTATAGTCTCTGTGTTCCCAAAGCTCATCGTCCCAACCTTGTGTTCTCATAAATGCATCATCGTTCCAAACAAAGTACCAATCACTGCGTATGTAGGTTGCGAGATAGTTATAGTAAACGTGTAAGTCTTTCCAACCTTTACGTTCTATAACATGTACTTCTTGTGTTGCACCTGTGTTTTCAACCAGCAGTTTCCACTGGTTACTCTCAAAGTAATTTTTACTTTCTTCGTCATCACTATCGTAAGCAACTGCAATATTGATACGTGAAGGATTGTTTGCAAGTTCAAGTAATCCGCTAATACTTTTCTTTACCATTGCAGTGCGTTTGCGTGTTGGCAACATAATTGTTACAAACGGTTTATTCACTTTTGCATTTCTCACATCGACATGCATCGCAGGCTTTGTACATATTGTTTCCGTCTTGTGGATTTATATTTTCTTTCCACAATGGTTGGCCGCAATGACTGTAGTGTCCGCAGTTCTTACAATTTGTTGGTTGGTATTCTGTAATAGTCATACAAGTAATTATACTTTGATTACTTGGTCTTTACATTTTTAGCCTTGCCACGGCGATTTTTGTCTGGGTCTTGTTTGCGTTTACGATTGGCCGCAGTCTTACGACCTTTCTTGCCTAGTGATTGTGCTTTCTTTTGTGGTAAGCACTTTGGCTTACCTTCTGACTTACTGCCCCTAGCACAGTCGCCACGTATCTTACCATCAGGACCAAAGCGTACCCACTTTTCTTTAAACCATTTTTTGAGATCTTCATCAAGGTCGTCTTCGAATACCAAGTTGCCATCAGGCCCTAGTTGTACTGCTTCTTTCTTCACACAGTTGGGTACACGTTTGCCGAACATGGTTTTCATGCCCTTCTTTTCGTAACCCTTCCAACATTTTTCGCTTAGTATTTCTTCAATGAGCATGTTACTTCTTCTTTGAATTGCCCCAGTTGGCGGCACCTTTTTTACGGCACTGTACTAACGCACCTGATGCGTAGGCACTTGGCCATACTTTATATCTCGATTTTACTTTGTGATAACAAGCATCCTTTTTGCCGGCTGCTTCGTCAAATTGTGCTTCAGTAATAAGTGTGGCACTTTCGTTAAGTCCATCTACTTTTGCAGTCATCTGATTCACAAGAAGTTTTAAGCCATCAACATCTTGGCGTAGTGCGGCAATGTCTGCTTGATCTTCATCGTTACTGAGATTCTTTTTTGCTTTTGCAAGTGACAACAGTATTGCTTCAAAATCATTCTTAGCTGATGGATTGTTAGCACGAATCAAGTTTAGCATACGTTGTGTACGTTGATTGGTTGTTGGCAGGTCATCACTGACATCTTCGTTTTGCTTTTCGTTGTTCTTTGCAGTTCTGGCTGCATATTTCTTTTTTTCATATTCACTTGGAATATCGCTTATGCGTAGATTTTTAAGTTTTGGATCAGTCTTGTATGTGCCTTTTTCTTCAATTTTCTTTGTTTCTGGATCATCATGGTCGTATCCAGTACCCATTAGTCTATCGTGATGATCCTTCTCCTTAGGCTTAAAAGCTCTGTATTCCTTTTCATCACCTTTGTACATCATATGTGGCTCATACTCAGCATCTTCATTTTTATTTTTCTTCTTACCAAACAATGCATCTTTACGGTCTTGGCTTAGTGGCTTGCCTTTGCCTCTGTTAGGATACTTGTTAACTTCGCCTTTGTTAACTTTCTTCATATGGTCCATGTAACCTTGAGTATAATCCTTGCTCATATTATTTTCCAAACACTTTACGGTATGCATACTTACGTGCATCTTCAGGTGATAAGCCTTGCTTCTCAAACTTTTTAGTATGCTTGTCTACCATTGCTGCATCATAACTATCACCAGTTCTTTGCTTTAGTCTTTTTTCATCTTTGGAAACAGTGAACAAGTCGGATATAACACCTTCATTTCTCATAGTGTATGCTGGTGAAGTTTTCTTCAACGTCTCAACTTCTTGTTGTAGTTTTTTGTAGTACTTGGTTGAGATCATATCACGCAGTTTTTGTTGTTCAGGCATAATACTGCCTTGAGCACTATGCATTCCGTTAATACCACGTATAACCATTGATTCTGGACTTGTACCATAAAGGTTTACAAGCATCTCAGCTACTTCACCATGTTGATTTTCATCTTCAAGTTCCATTACTTTGTTGTAAAACTTTTTTAAATCATAATCAAATTCACTGGTTGGAATAGCTTCGTTCATTTCACCTTCATACACAGGAACAATTTTCATTGCTCTACGTAGTACACCAGAAAATTTAGTGTTAAGGTCAAACATTGTTTGTAATTGATCAGTTAAATCACCGCTGTCTTTGTTCATATCAGCTAATTTGATAATCATATTTTCAAGCATACGACGATGTTCACTAATCTCTCTAAGTTGTTTTATCATACGTCTGGCATTTACTTTTTCATAATCAGCAGTATCATCTTCATTGACTTCAACATCAATATCTGGACGTGTAGTTCCTTCTTTGTCCACCATCTTCTGTCCAAAAGCCATCATTTTCATAAGGCTTTCTTTAGTAACTTTAATAGGGTTCTTATTATCCTGTGGCATGTCAGGATCAAAATATTTGCCTTCACCGTTTACAATATCCAACAAGTCCTGCATGTTCTTAGCACCAAAAGCAGTTCCATATTCTGGTAAGTGTTGTGCTACCCTTGATAGAGCTACTTGCAAATTAGTATCTGTAACAGTTCCAGCTTTGTCCATTAGTTTAACTGCAATAGCACTTAGTCTAGCCTGTGCTGGATCAACCTCATAGTTTGGCGTTGCTTCTTGCATTTGCACTTCGTTGATTTTCATTGTATCGTCCTCTAGTAGATGTAGTAAACGCATTAGCTTTCACTCACATAGTCGTTTGCTCTTTGGATAAATGTTTCACATGCAAGCACTGCATCTGATAGTTTGCCAAAAGATTTTTTTGATTCTTTTCCGTTAACTTTTACTCTATAGCCATCATCTTCAGTGCCATAGATTTTCATTTCTTTACCGTCATCAGTTTTAAAACTTTTTACAGGCTCTGCTAACATCTCTTCGTTGTGTTTCTTTTCAACATCACCAAGATAGTCGAGTAGTGATTGTTTTTTACCAATGCTATCTTCTTTGGTAACTTTAGTTAACTGTGTTGGATCTTTTTCGCCTTCAGGAGCAACTGGTCCTTCATAACCAGGATTGGTTGTTCCAGCAGTTTGTGCAGTTGTTGGATTTACACCATCCCACGACTCTTCTGCTCCTGAATGAGGAGCATACTCGCCAAGCTCTTGCTTCATATAATCTCTGCTGGTATCAAGATAATCTAATGCTTTAGTAATTTTATTTTGTACCCATTCAGGTAAGTTCTCATCGTCGTCTAGTATGCCTTGTAGTTCTAAGGCTGCATCAGCTGCCCGTGCAAGTTGATCTTTGCTCATTGCACCTTCTTCGTCATACTCGCCTTTGTCTTTGATATCAATTTCTTCTGCATCGCCAGCTATTTTTGCTAACATATCTGGGTCAATGCTGTCACCAACCATATAGCCTTTGGTAGGAATCTTCTCTTCATCTCCACCTAATACTTTGCCAACACTTGGCATTTTGTAGTCTGCTGGAAGTTGCTTTGGTTTATAACCAGGCTGGAATTCTTTTGTACTAACTTGCTTTGCACTTTCAAACGGAATATCACGATACATGTTTTCCAATATACTGGTCATATCGTTTGCTTTCATACCTTCTTTGATATGATTGTCTTTTGCCTTAAACTGACGTTCGTGTGGCTTTCGGTTTGAATCAATGTGATTCAGCTTGCCAACTAAACTTGCAAAACTATTATCGTCCATTACTCTCTACTTCCTTTTAAAAAACTTCTTAACATCCAACCGTGCTTGGCATGTGCATCCATGCGTTCTGCAATAAAGTTAGCAATACCTTCGTTCTTCTCTGCGGTTGCAGATTCAAATGTCTGTTTCAGTATCAACTGTATAGCCTCGTTATCCTCTTGTAATTCTTTTATCATCAGCATTGCTCTTGGGATTTTAATTTGTCCAGTGATAACACTTAGCTCTGAGAATCTCTCAAATGAACCAGGAGCATACACATCTAATGTTCTTATATACTCTGCTGTTTGATCAATTGCGTTGCCGTATACCTCATCGTAGATACCTTGGAAGAATTGATGGTACTGACTGAAGTCTGACCCTTCTACGTTCCAGTGAAAGTTCTGTGCTTTAATCACAAATGCATACGAAGTCGCAAGTAATGTTTTTAGATCGTCGGCTAGCATTCTTAATTCCTTTATTAAGAGTATTTATCTAAGCCGAGGGCAATCTAATGTATTTGTACAGTTCGCTTGCTCGTTGTTTTTCAACAACCATTTGCCAATCGTTGTAAGGATATGGACAAACCAAATCTTCGCATATATAACATTCATAGTGTACTTGCATATTACTATACCCGCAATAGCGTTGTATAATACATTCTTGTTCATGAAAACCACAATAAATGATTGAACGGAGGTTTTTTTGTTTCATGAATTCGACAATACTATTATATGCATAATTTTTTGGCAGATGTAAAACAAAATCTAAATGTTGAAGTTCTTCTGGGGCAGTATTCTTGTCATCAGTGTATACAATTACATGTTGCATAGAAGGTAGGTAACTTATTATCTTGTCACTGACAGTTTTGTTCCAAGCATTAAGTTCTCCTGGGTTAAGATGAACTGGAACAAACTTGGCATAAAGTTCTTCCTGGTTTTTCCAAGGATCTACTATAATCCAAAGAGAATTAGCAAACAAGTTTTTGAGTGCAGTGTCTGTTAAATCAACATACATACTAAGAAGTTTTTGGTTTATATTTCACAGGTTTTGGTGTGTTGCCGTATGTGCGATTATCTGTGCGTTTGATTGGGCGAGCAAACAGGTTAGTTGCAACAGTTGCTATATCACCAGAATCGGTATCTTCACGTACAATGTCTTTTATTTTCATCTACTTGCCCTCTGTAAAGCTCAACATGCCCTCACGGAAACTGTTGTTGGTATCTGTAGGAAGGTCCTGTGGATTTACTATGTTACGTTGTTTTGCCCAAGCATAGCCAGCCATGTGTCCTGAACAGTCTTTGGTACAAGGATAACCTTTGTACATCAAGCCTTCTTTGAGTATTTCTTCTGCTTTCATCTGCTACACCTTTAACAAGTTTGTTACTGGGTTACGTAGATACCAAGCCATGTCGTTGTATGTTTTAAAACGACTGGTTAATAATTCTTTGTTTATATCATATTTCATTTTGTTAAACTTGTCTGGATCTCTAGTGTACATTTGTCTAGCCTTTTCACCAGCATATTTTTTAACAAATTCTCCTACATTAATCATATAATATTGTTCACAGTCTAGTATAACTTCATTTGGAAATCCTGCACTTGGCCAACCTTCTTTATAAGTGTCAATAATAAGTTCATTTTTTGCAACATGCATAAATTCTGGACCTATTGCGTATGAGGTATTTGAGCCCAAGTCCTTTACTTGTGAACTACTGTAAATTTTGTATGCTCCAATTGGAACCATAAAAAAGTTTGCTCCAAACTTGCCTTGTGTGCCTGGATGTGGATCCATTGTGGCAAACACCGCATGCTCAATATCAAGTTTGTTCAACACATGGTTTTGTCTGTCTCCGGAGCCTAATAATTTTTCGTCTCGTATGCCTCTTGGTGTAACTTTTTGTATAAGTGAATACCTGCCGCTGGTGCTAGTGCCACGTAGCATTCTATACAACAATGGCTTGTCGCCCATAGTAGCACAGATCTCAGCAACTTTGTTGACACGATTTATCAGGTGTTCTGGTGAGCCTACAGTACCTACGAGCTCTGTAACAAATTCTTGTGATCTCATTTTTTCTTCTTCTTACCCGACTTCATGTTGGCACACCAGTGATACATTTTAGCCTTTTCACCTGATGCTTTCTTTGCTCTTGCACGTAGATCAGTAACTGAACCGTTGCAACTTGCACCTGACTTTTTAACACGTCCTGGTCGGCTTTTGCCTTTTTTCTTACCGTCAGCAAAGTTTTCTGTGATCTCAAATATTTTCATATTCGAAACCTTGTACTATCTACTATTTGGACATCACCATATGAACATTGTAGATTACGTAATTTGAAAATAGCATACGTTGGTGTTTCAATTCTAACTGTGTATTGGCCAGGCGGAGCACTAATTACAAGATTCTCCCTAAGAAACTCTCCTGCCTGCCAAATATAATTTCGCTCTGCAAACATTTCATCATTGACATATAGTCGATACATAGGTGGTGATTTATACCATTGACAGTGTATATCAATCTGCATTGCTACATCTTTTTTGTCTAATACTCCATCCATTATAGCACATCTATCTCTGTTGCAGTGTAATCAGGTGTAAATTGATTGTTAATCTGGAAGAAATACTGTGCCTGTCTCATTATCTCATCTCTTGCTTCATCTCTATTGGCGGCTTTTATTGTTCCATCATAGGTTTGATATCTACTATCCCCGGTGTAAGGTATTCTATAGGAAAACTTTTTTAAGTCTGCAGTGTCTGGAAGATCAATCTGTACTTTTAGTTTGTTAAAATCTGGTGTATAAGTTTTATACTGTGGATGTTCAAACATGTTCAATGCATCTTGTATTGCAGCCTGTGTGGCTGTTTGAGCACTTGATGCTTTTACTTGCCGCTCCATTGTTTTCTGTGTGCCATCAGGTCTTGTAAAAGGAATAGTATACTTCCACGGCTTAACTGGGCCGCCAAGGTCCTTTTGTAGCTGTTTTGCTTTTGCCAAACGTTTACCATCAGGCCGATCATCCAGTTTGTTCAGTATCGCTTGATTCTGTTTCTGTCGTACAACAAGATTTGCCCAACGCTTTTTAAATACTTCTTTGTTGATTTCACCTGATTGAAAGTCAGCAAACAGACTGTCAATTGTGCGTTCACTGCTTTCACTTTTGCTTAGTGTTTTGTAAAGTTTCTTTTGGTACTCTTGTCTGTATGCTTGTGGATCAGCGGCTATGGTCATAGCACGAGCAAATCTCAACATAACATCCATGTTTTCACCAAAACTTTTATTAGTGTACATTCCACCAGGGCCACGAAATTCTATGTAGCCATCTTTGATGTGTATGCTTGTGTACTTTGCTTGTCCGGTGCCAGCACGTACATATTCTTCAGCAGTGTCTTCTAAGTTGTCTTTCATTTTCTGCATTGCTTGTGCGGCTTTTTCAGGTGGTAACTGAGCTGCACGAGCTTCCAACTGTTGTAATGCACTGTTTGCGTAGTTGTTGCTAAGCCTGTTGTATTTGTCAAGTATAAATTTATCACCTGAGAATAGCACAAGTTTTGTATAGTCAATGTCGTTGCCCTGTGGTACACTTATGTTCATGTGTAATCCAGTGCTTTCATTTGTGTAGATGTCTCCATCTTTTTCTTCAATATAATTTAATAGTTTTTCCAGTTGATCTAGTGCTTCGTCCAATGGCATTACAGGTGATACCAGTTCCCAACCAGCATCAGGACCATCGTCGACTTCTAAACTACTATCTGGTTCAAGAGTATACTTGCCTTCTTCTTTATCACTGCCATGGTACTGAGCACTAACGTTTGTGCCTTTTCCAGTTATTTCACTTATTTCAGAGGCCCAAGAGTCTACGGAAGTACCACCGCCCTCTTCGACATAGTGAGGCCACACTAGGTCGTACTTGTTAAGAAGATCGCTCATGGCTTGTATGTTTTCATGTTCCCAAAACTGATCCCATGTTACACTTTCACGGACTTCTTCTTGCACTTCTTCTTGTACTTCTGTCCAGATGTTACCTTGCTCTTCAACTTCCTGGGTAAGAAAGTCATCTTGTTCATCTGCGGACATGGATTCAAAGTTTTCATCGCCTTCTAACTTAGCCCGCACTAAGGTATACTCTTCGTCCATCATTCTTTCTACGGCAAGTTTGGATTCGTAGTCCATTAAGTCTTCGATTACTGCCTCACGAAATCGGTCATCATCCACTGGTTGTAGATTAAGCCATGCATCTTCGTATCCATAAAACGTAATAATATCATCCAACGTGCCAATCGGCTCATCATAGTCCATATCTACTTCATCACCATATGCATCAGTTTCACGTTGTGTATCAACGAATATAAGTTCTAGCTCAAAGCCAGCACGTACACCTTTTGCTTCATCGCTCTTTGCCCAACTGCGTAACGCACCGCTTGACATATCTACTTCAAGTAAGTCTTCTTCTTTGATTGCTTGGTAACGTTTCATAAGGCTTTCTTCAAGTGTAGTTGCCTTAAGTCTTTCGCCAGTATCTGTTACTTTTATATTTGGAAAAAATTTAGCAAAGTCTGTCCATATTTTGCGACCTTGAGGTGTTTGATGTTTGTCACTGTAAAGTGTTTTAAATTTGTTAACCAAGAAAGCGTAAACTTCCGTTGCACGTACTGTACCATTGCTTCTTACGTTGCCAATTGCTACACCGTCTTTCATATCAGTGAATGCAACATAGAACACTGCACGGTCTTTGTTGTCAACTAGGAACAGAAGTGTGTCTGCACCCTTGGTGAAAGTTATCACGTTAAAGCCTTTGAAGTTGCCTGCGTCTCTACGATTACCTATTTTGTTTGGTGCATGGTCAGTATAAAAATAATCTATACTCTGTTGAGTCTTATCCCCGTCTAGTTTCATATCACTCCAGTCTTGCGGAGCTTCTTTCAATGTTCGTTTTTTGTATTTTTTACCTGGCTTGGTTTTGTTTACCAAATCCATGTTGGCATCTAATGCCAGTGCTTTGATGTTGCGTTGTATTGCACCTGGACGTACATCCACAGTGAGTGCAGTTTTGAATCTTGGATCGTTTGCTTGTGCGGCTGTTGGTATGTAACCTGATGCTTCTGCTAAGTTTTTATTAAGATCAACTACTAATCTTTGAATTTGTTTTAAAAGTCGTATTAGTTCAGTAGGCAATTTATTTTTTTGTATAAATGATACGTACTGGTTATAAAAATTATTCAAGTCTATTATAAATTTTTTAGGATCTTGTCCTGCTTGAATTACTTTACCTAGCTGTCTAAGTTTTTGTGCTGATGATTTCCATGGAAATTGCGTACCAACCGATCTTTTCCATTGGTCTTCGGCTCTTCTTTCTAACTCAATTGCCTGTCGAATATTATTTACAGGATCTATAGATTCATTTATACGTTGTTCTTTGACTTCATCTGAGTATTCAATATCTTCTGCATCAACAATCACTGCATCCAGTGTGTCTATGCCTGCTTTGCGAGCCGCATGCATTCGATGATGTCCGTCTAGTACTTGATAGCCTTTTGGATCTTTGCGACAAACAATAGGAAGACCTTTCCAGGTTCCTGCTTTCATCTTGAGTGCAATTTGTAGCACTTCGTCTTTGTGATGTATGTCATCCATCTTACTAGACGGTTCATAGCCAAACAGACTCTTTACTGGCACAGGTTTGCTAGGACGTTGCTGATAACTGTCAGGTACATCTGCACCAAAGTACGCAGGATCTGTGTACAGTGTAATTAATTCTCGATTTTCAAACCAGGTTGCTTTCATAACAACGTATTTATCGCAAGTTAACTTACTTTCTTTTTCTTCTTGCCTTTGGTTTTAGCAAGTACTTTTGCACTACGCCTTTCAGGTGGAAGATCTGCTTGTTGTTGTGGAATAGTGCCTTGTTCTATCTTTCCTTCTTCAGGATCAATTTTCAAAGGCGCATGGTCTTTTAATTCTGCATGCAGTGCTCTATAGGTTGCATCTTGTCCGACTGCATCATATGTGTATGTTCCTGTGTGCTTTAATAATATACGTTTGTCAACCCATACTTTACCACCGAGGTCTCTCCAGTTTTCACAGAAAGTCCAGTCTTCTGAGTAGTATCTGCCTTCTCTTACATCAGTGTCAAAGAATGTACGCATATCTTTGTTTAGAGCTTCGGGTAACCCAATGTCATTTGTAAATGGCACTGTTGCTGGATGCTCAACAAGTTTTTCAAATACATGGCGTTTGATACACATAAAGCCTGTGCCTGTTTTTGATACTTCAATCAATCTACCCGAGTCTTCTTCTTCGCCATTTTCTACTGCATTTATGCACCATTTCACTGGTAACCCTTTAAGAGGATACATACCACCGATTACATCTTTGTCGTGGTGTAACAATAACAATAGGTGCCACGGCTCCCATCCAATATCGCTATCGATAAACATTAAGTGTGTTGATTCTTTGTTGGCTAAAAACTTTGCAACCATAGTGTTTCTTGCACGTGATATTAAACTTTCATTTGTAAGTGTTTCGACAGTAAAATCAATACCAAGTTGTCGTGCAGTATTCCCCCAACGTACAAAACTCATAAATGTTGATTCATGTAACATACCGCCGTAACAGGGCATACAAATATGCACCTTTGTCTTCTTTAGTTCATCAATGTTGACTTGTATCTTGTTTGGATCTTGTGCTGGATCAACTTGCACATCTGTTTTGCCAACTATTTCGCCAGTAGTTTTTATTGGATCAACCATAGGTTCCTCACGTGTTAATTATATAGGTATTTAATGATTTAGTTGTAGTGGTGTAGATTTATCGTATGTCGCCGACGGTAACGCCTGTTGTACGTTTACCTTGCATTAGATCATTGAAAGTTTTTACAAACACTTCTTTACGACTTATTTTCTTATCAATAATTTTTTGTGTGTCAGCATCTTTTGTAGTGTAGATGTCCATAAACTTTTTTGCCATCTTTGGTGAAACTTCTATAGTTGTTCCATCGTCAAATTTGATTGGAAACTTTTGTACATCATTACGACTTGCTATGTTGTCTAGTACTCTAAGTGGACGACTTTGGAACACATACTCTTGTAGTGTTTCATCTTCTGGCAAGTAGTCTTCGTTTGATATATCAATTTCGACATCTTTTTTAACAGGTCGTGCACCACGTTTGGTTTTAAAACTTTGATACTGTCTAAGAGCGCCTACAATAGATTCCATAGCACCTGACTTGTATATTACATACTCGAGATTGTCATAGTTTTCATCATCTAGCATGTCTGCTAGTGTACGCAGTTTGTCGCCAAGATTGCTTTTCAAACTTGCTTCACTGTGTGAACCCATACCGCCTGCTGGTAGTATTGCAACTTCATCGCCTTTGTTGATGATACGTGTTTCTTTAACTTTGTGCTCTGAATCTTTCATAAGTTCGCCATCTGGCATCACATGATAACCTTTAGGAATCGGCTTACACTTCTTGCTCATTCTGCAATAGTATTCGCCTGGACCGCATTTTTTATCTTCTTCTACAGGGCTCTTAATTGAACCCATTGGCATTGCAATCACTTCTTTTTCTTCTGCAAGCACTGTGTTAAAAATTTCTATTGCCTTATTAGCAACTGGACCACTGCTCATTGGATACAGGTTGTTTACCAAGTCTATTTTCTCTTCGTCACTCATACCCGACCATTTGGCACGTATTTCTGTAGCACTGGTCATTCCAGGACCAAACTGTACTGTTGGCAAGTATGTCATAAAGCCATGTTGCTTCATATTCTCAGGAGCACCTCTCTTCAATGACTGCAAATAACTTGCACTGCCATCTTTTTTAAAGCCACCTGGTAATGGTGATACGCCTGAATCCTTATCACTACGAACAAAAATAAGTTGTGTTGTTTCAGGATCATACAAGTCTGTGATCTCACGTGGCTGAAACGGCGACTTAACTTGCACAAATCTGTGTGCAGGAATACCTGCTATACCAGCAAGTTGTTTTTTTAGTTTGAATGGAAATGGTCTGTTGCTTTTGTCATCTGTTGCCGCAATGAATACATCGGCTTTAGGAAACTGTGCAACTGCCGCATCATATAATGCTTTGTGTCCTGCGTGAAATGGATGAAATCCTCCAGGTATGATGACTAATTTCTTTAACATTACTTCTTCCTAATAGCTCATTGTGATTGGGCCAATAACGCCACTTGTAAATTGAGTTACAATAGCCCTTACCCATGTGTACTTACCCGGCAAATATATACTGTAGTCTGTTGTGATTGCAGTTGATCCATCGATTGCACTATCCCCAGGAAACGTATACACGTCAAACCAGTCTGCTTCAATCAGTCCAGTTGGATATTCTGCAGGATAACTATCAGCAGTTTTTGGATCAGTATCTAAACTTGCTTGTATAGTGACTATGCCGGGAAAGTCATCTGCGATAAAACGTATGTTTTGCCCGTTGCCCTGACCATTATAATAGCCGACACCTTTTTGTCTAGTACCAGTAATGGTAACAGTACCAGCCGCATATGCTGTTTCTGCGATTAATACAAGACTGCTTGACTTCATGTTACTCTGCTTTTGTTAGTTCAACAAGAACGTTTGCACTTCCGCCTTCAGTTGCCAGTTGCGTAATTACTGCTTCTAACTGTGAAATTGTATCAGCAGTAAGTATGTCTCTTGCAGGAGCATCGTCACGTACTAGTTCGCTAAGTGTTATTGTAATTGATGTTGTGTTTATCTTTGCCATGCTGTTATTTATCGCTTTCTAGTGTTGTCTCGTTTACTACAACAATACCATTTGCATCAATCTCTCCACCACTTACAGCAGTTTTTGGTTTTGATGTAAAACTTACCCTACGTTTCTTACCTTTTATAAACAAGTCGCAAGTTAGATGACAGTTCTCTAATTTTTCAAACAGTATCTTCTTACTCAATGGTACTTTGATAAGTTCATCAATCTTACGTCCTAGAGGTCTTGCACCCATCTTTGGATCATACCCAACTTCAACTAAATGATCAACCAATGGTTCTGTAATAATAATATTGATTTTTTTATCTTGCAAACTGTGTCTGAGTTCGCCAATGAACTTTGCAACAATTTTTTTAATTGCTATTGGCTCAAGTACCTTGAACTTTACAATAAGGTCTAATCTGTTACGCAATTCAGGCTTAAAAAAATCCTTGACTGCTTTATCTTCTGACCCTGTTTTTGTTAAGTCTTGTCCAAAACCAATACTATTATTCTCGTTGTCTCTGGCACCTAGGTTACTTGTTAAAATTATAATACAATTTTTCACATCAACTGTTTTTCCATTTGATCCAGTAATTGTGCCTTCATCCATTATTTGTAAAAAAATATTGCTTACATCTGGATGTGCTTTTTCAACTTCGTCAAATAATAAAACACTATAAGGATTTTTACTAAGGTCACTTATAAGTTTACCCCCGCCTAAGTTACTATCGTCATAGCCGACAAATCCAGGAGGGGCCCCTAGTAGGCTGCTTACAGTGTGTTTATCTTGATATTCACTCATATCATACCTTAAAAGTTGCATATCAAGATTACTACTTAAAAGTTTTGCAAATTCAGTTTTACCCGTCCCAGTTGGTCCAAGAAATAGAAACGCACCCATTGGACGTCCTGGCGAACTTATTCCAGCATAGTTAACATATAATCTTTCAAGTACTTCGTTTACGACATTATCTTGTCCAAATAGTTTTTGTTTAATATTACTATCAAGATCAGTTACCCTATCACTTACATCACTGCTTACTTTTGTTTCTGGAATATTTGCAATACGGGCAACCTGTATATCAATTAGCTCTTCATCTACCACTAAGCCTGCTTTGTCTTTAATACGTTCTACTGCACAGGCTGCATCAATTAAATCAATGCTTTTGTCTGGGTTTTTCTTATCACTCATGTATCGAGTTGCAAGATCAACGGCTTTCACAATAGCATTGTCTGCAATTTGTACATTGTGAAACTTTTCCAAACGAGGCTTCAGTCCATGTAATATCTTTACAGTTGTATCTTTGTCAGGTTCGTCTATACTTACTCTATAGAATCTACGCATTAAGGCACGATCTTTTTCAAAGCTCTCGTAAAATTCTTCCCAAGTTGTACTTGCTACAACTTTTAGATTGCCTTTTGTAATTGCTGGTTTGATCATGTTAGCAAAATCTAAACTACTTCCGCCTGATGCTCCGGCACCTTTCATGGTGTGAGCTTCATCTATAAACAGTATACAATTCTTTTTTGATTCTAATGCAGTAATTACATCTTTAAGTTTCTCTTCAAACTCTCCTCTATACTTTGAACCTGCAAGCAAGCTGCCTATTTCTAATCCCCATACTTCAAAATTTTGTATAAACTTTGGCACAGTATTATCTTTTATGCGTGTGGCTAAGCCTTCTGCAATAGCAGTTTTACCAACCCCTGGATCGCCAACCATTAGTACATTGCTTTTAAAACGTTTTGCTAACACAGTAACAATTTCTTCAAGTTCTGTATCTCTGCCTATTACAGGCTCTAGTTGGTCATCTTTTGCTAGTTGGCTAATATTAATGCAATGCTCGTCAAGTATTTCGTTTGCATGTTCAACATTCATATCTGTGTTGTTTTTTGGTTCATAAGACTGTTGCCAGTGAAGTACAAATTCCTGCTTGGTTACTCCGTGTTTTTGCAGAAAGTAAACGGCGTGACTATTATTTTCGCTCATAAGAGCAAGCCAAAGATCTATAGTAGCCATACTACGCCTGCCACCAAACATTACCTGTGTTAATGCTCGGTTAAACACACGTTCAAGTGCATTTGTTTTACGTGGTTCTTTATTTTTACTATTGGTACTTACAAGCATGGCCTGACTGTCAAGATATAGTATAAGATCCTGTTGAATTGCTTCAGGACTTGTGCCAAATTGTTCTAAGCATCTCCAAAAACGTTTGTGTTGTACAAGTGCCAACATCAAATGTTCCAAAGTGATATATTCATGATTTTTATTTTTGGCTAAATTTAAGGCTTGTGCTAAGATACTTTCGATTTCAGGATTATTTTGCATGTTACTCCTCAGTTGCTAGTATTTATTCTGTACTTTTTAATAGTCTCAATTATTTCTTCTGGAATAAGATTTGGCATTTTTGCGTTTAACTTAACAAAAATATCACCAGGGTTATGCTGATCTCGAAAAACACCACATTGACCTAGTCTCATGACTGATCCTGGATTTGTCCGAGGCGGAACTCTTAACTCATATTTCTTACCTACTACATCAGTAATTTTTATATCGCCACCTATTATAAGGGTCCAAAAATCAACACCTATTTCTGTATGCATATCCATGCCGTGACGTTGCCAATTTGAATGTGCTCTGATTCTAAAACTTACAATTAAATCTAATCCACCAGGAGCAGTTTTTGCATACCTAATATTTTCTCCATGCACTACTCCTTTAGGAATATCAATTTCAACATTGCTTGATCCAAGATGTGTTTGAACGCCAATAATTCGTTTCCCGCCAGTAATTGAATCTGCTAAGTCGATTACCATACTGATTCTTGCTTCTGGTGGACGTTGTCTTTGTTGCTTGAACATTTGTCCAAAAATGTCTTCAAACCCAAAAGGTCCTTGTTGTTGATTGAATCCTTGTTGCCTTTGATCAGTAGAGCCTGTTTGATCAAAGTATGCACGTTTGTTTGGGTCTTTAAGTATATCATATGCATTGCTGATTTCAGCAAACTTGTTTGCATCACCGCCGCGGTCAGGATGGTGCTCTTTGGCTTTTTCTTTATAAGCTCGCTTGATAGTATCAGCAGTTGCATCTTTTGCAACACCTAATGTGCTATATGGATTATTCATAGTGTATTATACTATTTTTTTTGTGTTTTGTCAAGCTCTTCTGTAACAGACTTTTCATAGTAAAGTATAATTTTGTTTTGTTCTTCGATGTATAACTTTATCTCTTCCATGTTTATTGCCAGTGCTTCAAAACTTTTTGGATCAAGTGCGTACACAACAAAACTTCCTTGCATGTCTTTTACACGTTGTATAACTTCTTTCAAGTTCTTTTCTGTGATTACAACTATGTTTGCATCTTTAAGTGATAGTACTTTTGGTCTCGGCACAACTTGAATGGTTGGCTTGTAGACTTCGACTTGTGTTACAATTTCTTTTTCAGGCTTCCAAGAGCAACTACTTAACAGTAGCAGACTCAATAGACTTGAAAAAACTATCAATTTTTTCATTTATTCTCTTTTCAGATGCTA